GATGGCTTTGAGCTTGATATTGAAAAAATGGACGAAGTTGATGGTAGCGAGGAGTTCAACCAAAACTTAGCCGAAGAACTTGATGCTGGCGCACTTGAGACAATTGCTGGTGATCTAGCTTCTGACATTGAAAACGACTTAGCTTCCCGCAAAGACTGGGAACAGATGTACAAAGACGGTATTACGCTGCTTGGTTTGAAGTTTGAAGAGCGCGTAGAACCTTGGGATGGTGCTTGTGGTGTATTCCACCCTATGATTACAGAAGCTGTAGTACGTTTCCAATCAGAAACAATTATGGAGACTTTCCCTGCTAAGGGCCCAGTCCGTACTCAGATTATTGGTAAAGAGACCCGCGAAAAGATGGAAGCGGCGCAGCGTGTCGAAGCTGACATGAATTACCAGCTTACAGAAAAGATGCCTGAGTTCCGTAATGAGCACGAGCGTATGCTATGGAATCTACCATCTGCAGGTTCTGCGTTTAAAAAAGTATACTTTGATCCGTCTATTGACCGCCAGGTTTCAATGTTTATTCCAGCAGAAGATATTATTCTGCCCTATGGCGCTAGCGAAATTGCCTCTTGTCACCGCGTTACACACCGTATGCGCAAGACTAAACAGGACTTGATCAAACTACAACGCGCTGGTTTTTACACCGATGTTGAACTTGGGGAGCCACAAAAGTTCCGTACCGAGATTCAAGAGAAGAAAGATAAAGAAACTGGCTTTACTGCTAGTTATGACGATCGTTTTGAACTGTACGAAGTACATGCTGATTTAGACTTACCTGGATTTGAAGATAAGGATGATAATGGTGAAGAAACAGGAATTGCTCTGCCGTATGTGGTTACAATGGTACGCGGCACGAATCAGGTTTTGGCGGTTCGTAGAAACTGGAAAGAAGAAGATCCACTGCGTCTTAAACGCCAGCACTTTGTCCACTACCAATATATTCCTGGTTATGGTGCTTATGGTTTCGGCCTTTTCCATCTTGTTGGGGGTTTTGCTAAATCAGCCACTTCCATCTTGCGACAGCTTGTCGATGCCGGAACCTTATCGAATCTGCCGGGTGGTTTAAAATCCCGTGGTCTTCGTATTAAAGGTGACGATACCCCTATTGCTCCAGGTGAATTCCGTGATGTAGACGTTGGTTCAGGAACTATTCGCGACAATATTTTACCGCTTCCATACAAAGAGCCATCCGCAGTTCTAGCGGGTTTAATGGACAAAATCATTGAAGAAGGCCGCCGTTTTGCAGCTACTTCGGATATGCAGGTATCTGACATGTCGGCTAATGCCCCTGTTGGAACTACATTAGCAATTCTCGAAAGAACTTTAAAAGTCATGTCGGCTGTTCAGGCGCGTGTACACTACGCATTGCGTCAAGAATTAAAACTAATTGCTGGCATAATTCGGGATTACACAGATGATGACTATACATATGAGCCAGAACATGGCGACATGCAGGTTAAAAAGTCTGACTACAAACACGTAGATATTCTTCCTGTATCTGATCCTAATGCAGCAACTCTATCTCAGCGTGTTGTTCAATACCAAGCAGTTATTCAATTAGCCCAATCAGCACCACAGATTTACAACTTACCAGAACTTCATCGCCAGATGCTAGATGTGCTTGGTATTAAGAACGCTGATAAGCTGGTCCCACTTGATGACGACCAAAAGCCGAAAGATCCAGTAACAGAAAACATGGCTGCTCTGAAAGGCAAACCAATGAAAGCGTTTATGTTCCAGGATCACCAGGCGCATATTCAGGTACACCAGATGGCTATGCAAGACCCAATTGTTCAACAGCTTATTGGGCAAAACCCACAAGCACAAGCAATTATGGGCGCAATGCAGGCTCATATCGCAGAACACGTTGGCTACGCCTACCGTCAGAAAATCGAAGATGCTATGGGTGCGTCACTCCCATCACCAGAGGACAACTTATCGCCAGATTTGGAAGTTCAACTTTCTCGTTTGGTAGCACAAGCAGCCCCACAAGTACTGGCCCAGTCCCAAGCTATGGCAGCGCAGCAACAAGCCCAACAGAACGCTAAAGACCCGGTAATGCAAGCTGAGTTGATTGATCAGCAAGTTAAACAAGGCGAATTGGAGCGTAAGAAGGCTAAAGACCAAACCGATGCCCAGTTTAAAGCCAAAGAACTCGCACTTAAAGAGCAGGAGCTTCAGTCGAAGAAAGTACAGGCTGGGGTTGATACTGCCACAACCTTTATCAATAATCAGCAGCAACACCAAGCTAATAAACGCCAGACATTGACTAGCGGGGCCTTGCAATTAGCCCAACTAGCTCAGCAAGATAAAGAGCACAGGCTTAATACAGCAGTAACCCTAAACCAACAGCAACAAACACCTAAGGAGAGTAAAACCAAATGATGGACCTACTAACGGCTGATTTCATAGCCGCAATGCGTGATAAGTTGCGCACAGATATGAATAACTACACTGACGATTTGGCAAACGGACAGTGCACAAGTTTTGAGCAGTACAAAGAGCTCTGCGGTGTGATTCGAGGCCTAGCATTTGCAGAGCGCCATTTATTTGACCTCGCTGACAACATGAAGGAAGACAACGATGAGTGAAACCATCGCTTTGCCCCCACAAGGGCTTGTATTACCGGATGGCACTATGCATTCGCTTGAAGCAGTAGACGTAGAAGTAACAGAGGTACCTGAAGAGCCAACACCCGAAGAAATCCAGGTGCAAATGGCCCGCCAGCTACCTGAACCACGTGGTTGGAGACTCCTGTGTTCGCTGGTTACAGCCACAGACCAATACGATAGCGGCATTGTTAAGGCTGATGAAACTAAGAAGATTGAGGAGCTAACTTCCCCAGTTTTATTTGTTTTGAAGCTAGGTGATCTAGCCTATAAAGATGAAGCTAAATTTCCAACAGGTGCTTGGTGTAAAGAAGGTGATTTTGTTATTACCCGCCCTTATACAGGTACTAGGATCATGATTTACGGAAAAGAGTTTCGTGTTATTTATGACGACCAAGTAGAAGCGGTTGTCGAGGACCCCCGCGGAATTACCCGCGCTTAAAGGAGCAATTATGGTTTACAAATTCCCAGACGAAGACGGAAGCTTTGATGAAAAGCCAGAAGTCGAGTTAGATGTAACTGCTGAAGGCGATGTTGTTGAGGCGGATATTGTTGTTGAAGACGATACTCCTGAACAAGATCGAAAGGCGCAGCCCCTAAACCGTGATGTAGAAGATCCCTCGGATGAAGAGATTGAGGGCTATACAAAAGGTGTTCAATCACGTATCAAAGAGCTAACGCATGCCCGTCATGACGAGCGTAGAGCCAAAGAAAAGGCCGAACGTGAGAAAGAAGAAGCAATTCGTCTAGCTCAACATGCTATGGAAGAAAACAAGAAACTGAAGCAGTATGTTCAGACTGGCGAGACTTCCTACCAAGAGATGATGCGTGAAAAAGCCGAGGCTGAGCTTAATAATGCACGTGATAAGTTTAAAAAAGCGTCTGAAGACTACGACTCTGAGGCTTTGCTTGCTGCCCAAGAAGCGTTGACTGAAGCAAAGATGAAAATTGAAGCTGCAAAAAATTTCCGTCCAAACACTTTACAAACTCAAGAAAATGATGTACAAATACAACATACGGCTCCAGATGTACCCAAGCCCGACGAAAAAACCTTGCGCTGGCAAGCAAAAAACCAGTGGTTCGGATCGCCGGGGTACGAAGAGATGACAGCCTTTGCATTAGGCTTGCATCAGAAATTGGTGGCCACGGGATACGACCCGCGTAGTGAAGAATATTTCGAGAAAATTAATTCTCGCTTAAAGTCTGTGTTCCCTGATTTACTTCAGGATGACGAACCAGCTAGCCGTAGAACCGGTGAACCTAGTAAAAAGCCGGCAACAGTTGTGGCTTCTGCTACCCGTTCAACGGGAGCAAAGAAAACTATCCGACTTACATCCACTCAAGCAGCACTGGCTGATAAGTTAGGTATTTCACGTGAATTGTATGCTAAGGAATTTTTAAAACAGGAGGCCCGTAATGGCTAATACTCGTAAAACGCGCGATGGCGAGAATCGCGAAACAGCTTCAACCCGTCCAATCTACCGCCCAGCGGCTACTCTGCCTGACCCTACTCCAGAATCTGGTTATAGCTTCAGATGGGTTGCTAAAGAGGTATTAGGACAAGCGGTACCAACTAACGTATCCCAAAAGTTTCGTGATGGTTGGGTACCGGTTAAAGCTGAGGATCATCCCGAACTTATGATTGTGGGTGATGCAAATGGAAACGTTGAAATCGGTGGTTTGATCTTGTGCAAGATCTTAACAGAGCAACTTGCAGCACAAAAAGAGTACTACGAGTCGCAAGCACAAAATCAGATGGATTCGGTTGATAACCATTTCATGCGTAATAACGATGCACGTATGCCTTTATATAGTGAGCGTAAAAGCACAGTAAGTAAAGGTGGTGGCTTCGGGAGTGGTTCACGTTAATTAACTTTTTAGGAGGCTTTAAATGGCTACAGTATCCAGTCCTTATGGACTAAAGCCGATCAGCCTGATCGGTGGTCAATCCTTTACTGGCGGCACAATCCGCGAGTATCAATTGACCTATAACAACACAGCACCAATTTTTAATGGTGACTTAGTGCAACTTGGCACAACCAGCAATTTACCTGGTATGCCTATTGTTGTTTCTTCAACCCCAACAACCAGTTCTACTGGTATTGCTGGCGTTTGCGTAGGCGTACGTTATCAATTAGCAGGTCAACAACTAGGCTACCCTTTGTATGCTCAGTATTTGCCAGCTAATGCGATCACTGCAGGCTACACAAACGTATTTATCCGTGTAATCGAAGACCCAGATCAGTTGTATCAAGTACAAGCTGCTGGTTCTGTAACTTATACCTCTATTGGTAAAACTGCTGCTTTAGGCAACTTTACTGGTGGTACAAGCTCTGCAACTGGTAACACAACATCTGGTGATTCAGTAATCAACGTAACTGGCTCTTTGAGTTCAGGCGTGTTGACTGTTGCTAACACCTCCGCTCTTGCTGTTAAGATTGTTGACTTGGTTAACTCCAGCTCTACATTCGGCGGCAATTTCCCTTCTAACCCCGGTGATGCATACACTGATTTGATCGTCAAGTTAAACTTTGGCGTACATCAGTACTATCAATCCGCTGGTACAGCTAACTAATAAAGGAGCTATAACATGGCTATTTCACGTTCACAGCTCTTAAAAGAGTTACTCCCAGGACTAAACGCGTTGTTCGGTTTAGAGTACAAGCGCTATGGCGAAGAGCATAAAGAAATTTATGACATCGAAGCCTCTGAGCGTTCATTTGAAGAAGAGACAAAACTGTCTGGTTTCTCGGCTGCTCCAGTCAAGAACGAAGGCGGTGCAATTTCTTACGATAATGCACAAGAAGCTTTTACAGCTCGCTACTCACACGAAACTATTGCTTTGGGTTTCTCAATCACTGAAGAAGCGATTGAAGATAACTTGTATGACTCATTGTCTGCTCGTTACACCAAAGCATTGGCTCGCGCTATGTCTTACACCAAGCAAGTTAAAGGCGCTTCTGTATTGAATAACGGTTTCTCATCTAGCTACCTCGGTGGCGACGGCGTTTCATTGTTCTCTACAGCTCATCCATTGGTAAACGGTGGTACAAACAGCAATACTGCTGCTACCCCTGTTGATTTGAACGAGACTTCTTTGGAAGCCGCAACAATTCAAATCGCTGCCTGGACTGATGAGCGCGGTCTCTTGATCGCTGCTAAGCCACGCAAACTGGTGATCCCACCTGCTTTGATGTTCGTTGCTACTCGTCTGTTGGAAACTAACCTCCGTGTTGGTACAAACAATAACGATATCAATGCATTGAAAAACAATGGCACAATCCCAGAAGGCTACGCTGTTAACCACTTCTTGACCGATACAAACGCATGGTTTATTTTGACTGACGTTCCAAACGGCTTGAAAATGTTTGAGCGTACACCACTCCAGAATTCTATGGACGGTGACTTCGATACTGGTAACGTTCGTTACAAGTCTCGTGAGCGTTACAGCTTCGGTTGGTCCGATCCCCTCGGAGCATGGGGCTCAAGCGGTTCATTCTAATCTGAATGTGCCCAATAAAAACCCCAGCTCACAAGGCTGGGGTTTTTTCATCGTAGTGGAGTTTTCTGTGGCAGTTGGCGCATAACACGATACACTTTTTAACTTCTTTGTACGCTTTAGTAAACATTCTATTACTGACTAGTTTGCTGACCTCATATTCTTTTTCGCTTGGGTCTATGTGGTGAAAGTCCATACAGGCTATGTGGTTCTCCTTACACCGGGCGCAATGCAAAGCACTTTTAAACTCGTCCCATTTTTCTTTACCCCGCTTGGAGTTCTTGGTTGTGGTAGCTAAAACTTTCTCTTTGTTCTTTTCGTAGTACTTACGGCTATACTCGGCGTGCTTTTCTTTGCGTACTATAGGGTCTTTATAGGGCATTTTTGTCGTCTAGGGAGTAGGTTTTAATCGGCTCGTGGCTATTTACATCTACATTACACGCCCATTTAACTGCTTCTTCTGCTGGTAACCCCATACGCATACACACTTCGGCAGCCATAGCCCCGCTACCGATAGCCATAAAAGTCCTAACTCTTTCCCATTCAAGGTCATCCCCGCATGAGAAAAGGCCTTCTTTAGTTAGTTTTAAAAAAGAGCTGTCTGATTTTAGTTTTGGCTTCGTTTTGTTTTTCTTATTTAGGTAGTCCAGCACTTTTTCAGCATCGCAGTAATTACCCGCAACCCCCAGCCAGCCGCCGTCTATAGCAAATATCTTGTCTTCAAAATATTTAATACCAGCATCGCTATCTGTAAACTGGCTGTCCGCAACCAGTATTTTATTATTCCAGTCACCGATGATTGTTGTCATTTCTGTGGTACCTATCTTTTGGGTTATTGAGCATACTATTAATAAGCTCATCCATAGTACTAAACCACTGAATCACTTTCATGCCGTCGTGCTGCATGATTGTAAAGCTCATTTGGTAGCCATAATATATAAACCTACGTTGGAAAAAGCGTATCCGCTATATACCACCGCCATAGCCCAGTTACCTTTTATACCCTGCTCACAGGCGATGTATCCGTATATTAGCCCAGTCACTATGATAAGCCAGGAGCTCATTGGGTTCCTTTCGTTTTTTGAAGTATACCCATTTTACTAAAATAATTGCACAAATCGTAAAATAGTGTAGAATTACAACAACTGGGTGATTGCTTATTCCGCCACTGCCCCAGCAGACGATGCAACGATTGGAATAGGCTCTTTTGCATAAGGAAACTTATAATGGCACGCGCAACCTTTGAAGGCCCGATTCTATCTGGTCCAAACCGTTTTTCCCCTTTCCGCAACGTCGGCTATGCTGATTTAGTTCAGGAAACCTCTATTGTTTTAACCAACTCTACTAATGGTACTGCTGGTTATGCTGGTGGATCTGGTCAATTTGTTAACGGAAATACCGTTCCTAACGTAAACGCTACCGTTTACACCCCATCTTCTAGCGTCTACCCACCTGTAGCAGCTACTATTACTGCCGATGCTGGAACTGGCGGTACAGGTACTTTGTACCGTGGCGTTACATTTTGGCTACCATATGCCGCAAATATTAACGATTTCTTGATTGATACCAATGTGGCTATTACTGCTACTGGCGGTACTATTGGTACAGTGACTGCTAGCATTGGTAATGGGTTTAATACAACTACCTATGCTAACGTAGCTTCTATGAATGCTGCTACCGGCCGTAATACTGTTGCTTTAACTGGCGCTCAATTGCTTGCACAAAACTCTACAACTGGTGACATTACAGTTTCTCCAGTACAAGCCTCATCTCAGTATGCTGGATTAGTCTCCCAAGTTGTTGTAACTTTGACTATTCCTTACACAGCTGGAACAGGTACAACTTTGCCAGTAATTACTGCAGGTACATTTACTTTTGCTGTACGTTACACACAAACTGACTACAATATTGGTAATGCTACAACATACCCATACGGTAACTTTGACTAATTAATCGAATAATGGGGCGCAGATCTGAAGGTTCTTGCGCTTAAACGAGTGTCCTAAACACCGCCCCTTTTTAAAATTTAGGAGATTAATTATGACAATGCAATATGACGTAAAAAC